AAATGGTGCTTTGCATGTATTAGCAAAATTTTGTAATCTATTCCAAAGATTTGAAAAGTCAAAAATAGAGGTAATATTTGACCAAGCATTTCTTAATATATCTTTAATTAATGACATAACATTTTGAAGCTTTCTTCTTATTAAATTCCATGTATTGGTCCAGATATTTGATAATTTTGATAATCCTGTTGTAACTGTATTACTTATAATAATCCAAGCTGACTGGATAATACTTTTTATACTTAACCAAGTTAGTAGCCAAAGATTTTTAATAAAATTTAATCCATTTTTGAAGAAGTTTTTTATACCTTCCCATGAAGTTTCTATAGATCTTCTAATCTTATCTATTGATGGTTGTAAAATTATTAATAGGTTTTCCCATAATTCACCCCAATTTTTTTGTATTCCATCCCAAATTTCATTAAGCCATCTACTAAGGTCTTTACCACCCTCTCTTAATCCTTCACCAATACCTTCAAAATAAACTTGCATTACACTTTTACCCTCTTTTGCCGCCCTTCTTTTTAAATCTTCCCATCCTTCTATAAACGATGGTATAAAATTAGCCAATGGTCCTGTTTTATCTACTTCTACTCCGAAACTTAATGCTTCTTTCATTTGTGTTTGCATATCATTTAACTGTTTTTGCAATTCTTCATCAATCGCTCCCAAAGTTCCTGCAAAATCAGGCAACACAGGTTTTGGCATGTCAGCAATAGCTTGTGCTTGTTCCCTAGCAGCGTCTAATCGGTCTTGAAGTATCTCAATTTCATCATCCCATGCTTGTTGTCTTGCATTTTTTTCTTCCTTTAACGCATTTAGCTTTTCTTGAGTACTTTCCTTAATGGTATTTAGGGCTTTTTGTCTTAGTTTTAATTCATCGTCTAATAAATCTACTTCCTTATCTACTATTGCTTTTCTTGCTTTTAAAGCATCTCTTAAATCATCTAAAGCATAAGCTTCAGTATCAACCTGTTCTTGGCTAATATCAATTATTTCTTGTTGAGCTGCTATTTGTTCTTGATATTGCTTTTTTACTTTTAATACATTTTCCCTAGCAAGTTGAGTTGAATCTTCAAATGCTTCTACCTTTCCTTCAGCTGCTTGGAATTCAGCATCAAATTCATCTTTCCCAAGAATTTTTAATCTTTTTAACCTATCTTGTGCAGCTTCTAACTGCATCTTATTATAATCAACCATTCCTTCAGCTACATTTAAGTCTGCGTCCCTTGCCTTTTTTAATTCAGCTAATGCCTTTTTTGATTCCTTAAGTGTTTTTTTAGCGTATTCTACAGCTTCTTCTTGTATTCTAATTTTTTCATCTTCTAATCTTTTTTCGTCTTCCCATTGCTCTTTCCTTAGATCTAAGGCATCTCTTTGTGCATCGACCATTTTTTGTCTTGCTTTTATTTCCTTATTTTTAACTTTTTCATATGCGGCAATTCCTTCATCTATAGACCTTAATTCCTTTTTTTTAGCTTTTTGTTTAGCTTTTAACTCTTTAGTCAATGCTTTTTCCTTTGCTTTTCCAGCTTTTTTATCAGCTTTAGTAGATATATCGGGTTGTCCATCTGGTTTAACTCCAGGAAGAGTTGGAGCTTTAGCTTTAGGCATTTTAAGCGATGGCATTGTAGGAAGCTTTATACTTATTCCTAGAAGTTTTCCTATTCCATATAAAGCAGCGGCTACAGCTGCGATTACTATTAAGATACCCACAAATTTCAATGATAATATGGCTAATCCTTTTGCCAAGGCTACGGCAGTTCCAGCAGCCCCAGCCATCGCTCCTCCAAATGTTGTCATTGCTCCACTAGCAGTAAGTGCAGAGGTAGTAGTCATTCCTAATTCTGCGATTAATCTTGCTTGATGAACAAGGAAAGTTACAATACCTGCTATTGGATTTAAGAACATAGTATTAAGAAGAAGTGCTAAAGGCCCAATAACAGCTAGTAATGCACCGACTAAAAATATTGCGAATTTTATATTTGGATTTAAAGCTTGCCACATTCCAACAAGTTTTCTAATTCCCTCTGTAAAGGTTTTTAAGAAGAGGTTAACATAAGGAGCTAGATCTTGCCCAATAACATAGCCTAACGACTTTAGGTTGTTGCTAAAGGTCTTCATCGTTCCTGATAAACTATTAGCCTGAATATCAAACTCTGAAGCTAGTAATTCACCGCTTTCTAATTCTTGATTAGCTCTCGCCTGTAAATCTGCATATAACTGAGTATTATTTATTAATGGAAGTAAGGCTTTAGTAGCAGTTTCACCAAATATTTCTGATGCAATTGCTGATCTATCAACAGATGATTCAACTCCTTTTAATCTTTGTATAAGTTCAAGTAATGTTCCTGATAAATCTGTTTCTACTCTTTCCTTAAATTTATCAAGTTCCTCACCTGTATATCCCATTACTTCACCGACAGCTTCCCAATTTTTATAAAGATCCCTTAAAAGGGCATTAAATTCAGTACCAGCTCTAGCAGCAGGTACACCAGCAGCAACTAATGTTCCCATATAAGCGGTAGCATCTGCCAAGGAAATTCCATAATCTTTTGCTGTTCCCGCTGTTCTTCTAAGTGCTTCTACTACTTCTGCTAATCCACCAGGAACAGCTTTAGAAACAGATAGTAACATGGATGCAGTATTATTTACTTTTTCCATGTTTTCACCGCTTTCACCAAAAGCTATAGATAGTTTTGCTAAATCATTAGATAGTTTTTCTACTGGAAGGTCTTTAAAGGCATCTCCACCTACTTTAGATAATTTTACAGCGGCTTGTGCGAAGTTATTAATTGCGGTTTCCCCCGTTACGCCAGCTTGAGCCGCAGCATATCCCGCTTTTTGTAATTCTTCAACAGCGATAGGAACTTCTTGTGATATTTTTATAAAGCTATTTGTTATTTTATCTGCTTCTTCTCGTGTGATTTCCGCAGCTCTTTGAATAGCTAATGTTCCTTTTTCCCAATCAGCAAATATTTTAGTTGATAATATAGCAGCACCAACTAAAGGAGCAGTAAAGGCAATAGACATTGATCTGCCAAATTGTTGGATACCCATTGTCATTACCCATAATTGACTGGAAACATTTTTTAAAGATTTTTCAAAGTCTTTTTGGGCATTTACAGCTCTTTTTGTGCTATTTGCTACAGATCCCCATAAAGTATCAATTTGACTTTTAAGTCTTTTACTATTTTCTTGTATCGTTTTTGTTGATTCTACTGAAGCTTGTTGAACCTGTTTAATGCTTTTTACAGCCTCTGAAGAAGATTTTACATAAACCTGTCCTACTTTTTCATAACCACTTACCATTTTCGTGGTATTTTGGTTTATTTCATTTGCTGTTTTTCTAACACCTTGAGCAAATTTACCAATTTCCGTAGAAGCCTTTTTAATAAAGCTATCATCAAATGTTCCGCCAAGATTGATTTGTGGACTTCCAACTACTACCATTATTAATCCTCTCTATATACAACGCTTTCTTTTAAATTTTGTGGTAATTGTGATATACCATCGCTTTTAATTTCAGCTTCATCTACTATAGGAAAAGGAATTGGTAAATCTTTCCATTTTCCAGCAGATTTTTTATCAGCATGTAGCATGAAATTAAACTTTAACTCAGCATTCTTTTCATCAGCTGTGAAGTTGGCACACATTTGGACTAATTCACAAAATTCTTCCCAATATAAGCCTTTTTCACAATACCTCTTAGTCCATCCATATCGGAAAGCTATTCTATCTATGCCCCAAAGGAAAATATCAACTCCGGGCATATCGCTTTTTACTTTATTCCTACCCCTAGCTCTCCCATAGGGGCGGCGAAGTTTTTTAAGTTTTCCGTTATTTTGTTCAATTTTAAACAAACAGTAAACGCTTGTGTAATTTCTTCTGGATATGCAATCTCGTTAATTTTTTCTATTGTTAATGGTTCTTTAAGATCTTTAATTGTTGAACAACAAATGGAAAGAAACTCCACCATTTTTTTAGGCCAACTTTGAAACATGCTGTCCATAACTTTTTTTATATTGACAGGTGCTTCTTTTACCTTATCCTTTGACTTATCCCCTGGTTTTGCTCCTGGTTTTATTGGTTGTGCTTCTTCTGGAGTAACTTCTTTAACCATATCCATATAGACTTTTAAGGCTTTGTAAAATTTACCAGCTTTAAGTCTATTAATTATGTATTTTTTACCTCCAAAAATTATTTCAGCAGTATTTTTACCACTAGAAATATCCCCCTGTTTAGTGGGATTTTTAACTTCAGTCATATTAACCTCCTACTTTTACTAAGTATTTGGTGTTTATACCTTGTTTTGTCTTACTTGAAACAACTGTTTTCCACTAGCATGTGTTGTGTCTGCGTAAGCAGTAAAGGTAACACCAAATGCAGTTGGATTTTCCCTCTCAAAGTTAGCTTCGATTCCACCGGCTACACATCTAAAAAATGTCCATGTAGTCAGGAAACCGGTATCATTATC